CGACCCGTCGGCCGAGTGCAAGAAGGCGCTGCAGTGGTGCCGCGACAACCCGACGAAGCGCAAGACGCCACGCGGCATGCCGCGGTTCCTGAACAACTGGCTCGCCACCGCCCAGAACCGATCAGCAGGCGCAGCGACCAAACCCCGCGGTACCGGCGACCAGCGGCCGCGCGAACCGGGTGACTTCACCTACGACCGCGACGGCCGGCACGTCAGTGACCCGGATTGGAAGGGTGCCCCGGTGACGGTCGAGGTGCTCCGGTCCATCGGCTGCGACACCCCCGAGGCCCGCCTGGCGGCTGGCATCGAGCCGGACGACGTTTCGGGGGAGGGCGCCCCGTGAATGACCCCGACCTGAACCGGCAACGGGGCGACCGGGCCACGCTCGAGGCTGAGCTACTGGCCGCCGGCGCGGAGGTGCGCGGCACGGCGTTCAAATGCCCCATGCACGACGACCGCACCGCCTCGGGCAGCGTGTTCGAGGCCGACGGGGTGTGGCGGGCGAAGTGCCACGGCTGCGGCTGGACCGGCGACCTGTTCGACGTGGAAGCCCACCGGCGGGGCTTACAGGTCGCCGACGTACTCCGCGAGAAGGCCACGCCGCCGGCCCGGAAGTCAGCCCCCGGCCGCAAGCCGTCGGGGGAGAAGCAGGCCGCCCCGCCGGCCGAGGTGTTCCCCGACCCGGAGGCGATCGGCCGCAGCTTCGGCAAGTCGCTGGAGGACGTGTACCCGTACGCCGACCCGGACACCGGCCGGATCGACCTGGTGGTGGTCCGCTACCTGCCCCGCGACGGCGGCAAGAAGCGGTTCGCGCAGTTCCGGCCCTGCGCGGGCGGATTCGAGAAGGGCGCGCCGCCCAAGCCGCTGCCGCTGTTCAACCGCACCCGGGTGCGCGACGCCGATTTCGTCGTCGTGTGCGAGGGTGAGAAGAAGTGCAAGGCGCTGCAGGCCGTCGGGGCGACGGCGACCACCAGCCCCGGGGGTGCCGGCAAGGCGGGCGATGCCGATTGGTCCCCGCTGGCCGGCAAGCTGGCTTACCTGTGGCCCGACAACGACCCGCCCGACAACGCCGGCGAGCGCACCGGCGTGCGGCACATGCGGCAGGTGGCGGAAATCCTCGAGCGACTGAGCCCGCCGGCCGACGTGCGCTGGATCGACCCGGACGCGCTCAACCTGCCGCCCAAGGGCGATGCGGTCGAGTTCCTCGCCCTGTACGGCGGGCCCGACCGGCTCACGGCCGGCGACGCGCTCGACGCGGTGTTCCGCCAAGCGTCGCCGCTCGGCCCCAGCCGGGACCTGGCCGAGCGGCTGGCGGACATCGCCGGCGGCCGCTGGTCGGCCCCCGACTGGCCCTGGCCTCAGCTCGGCACGCTGACCCAAGCCCTCCTGCCCGGCTCGATCGTCGTCGGCTGCGGCGCGCCGGAGGCGGGCAAGTCGTTCTGGGGGCTCCAGTGCGCGTTCCACTGGCACGCCGCCGGCGTGCCGTCGGCCCTGTTCATGCTGGAGAACGACCGGCCGTTCCACCTGCAGCGCCTGCTCGCCCAGCTCGACGGCAACGGCGACCTGAGCAACGCCCGGTGGGTCCGCGGCCACGCCGACGCCGCCCAGGCCGCCTACGCGAGGCACCGCAAGGCGCTCGACGGGTTCGCCCCGTGGCTCTGGGCCGCCCCGGACGTGCAGCCGACTCACGCCGCGTTGCTGGCCTGGCTCGCCGAGGTGTGCGGCAAGGGCTGCCGGGTGGCGGTCATCGACCCGATCACGGCGGCGGCGGTGTCATCGAAGCCGTGGATTGCCGACCTCGAGTTCCTGATGGCAGCGAAGAAGATGCTTCGTCAGCACGGGGCCAGCCTGGTCCTGGTGACCCACCCGGACCGGGGCGGCAAGCAGGTGGCCGGCGGCACCGCGTTCAGTCGGTTCGCCGAAACGGTGCTGTGGCTGGAGAAGTGCTCACCGCCGGCCCGGGTGCGTGTGTCGAGGGCGGGCGGCATCGGCCGGACCTCGGCGAACCGAATCGTGCGGGTCACGAAAGCCCGCAACGGCACGGGCGGCGGTCAGCGGTTGGCGTTCACATTCGAGGCGGGCCTACGGTTCGCCGAGCAAGGTCTGATCTTGGAGGATGAGCCGGCGTAGCAATCACATCCATTCCCCAGGCACGGACGCCCCACATCACAGGGGTATCCCCGTGTCTGATGAACCAGAGTTCTACGGTTGGTTCCGCATGACCGGCACACGATGGCGGGCCGTCGTCTTCGGCGATGATGAACCGTCCACGTTCCGGCGGCTGCAAGAGTACCGGGCGGCGCGGCGGGTCAATGGCGACCTGTGCGTGATGAGGCGTGGGGCGCATCCTTCGGATCCGCTCGGCAGGCCGCTCAGGAGGCCCCAGGATGAGCGCGGACTGTTCCCGACGGCGACCGGGCCGACTGCTGGTGCGGATGGCTCCTGAGCGACGCCTGACGCCGCGGTCGGGGCGTGAACCAGGCCGCCGGGAAGGGTGGGGGGGGGTAGGGGGCAATTAATCTCTGACAATCGTACCCGGGACCGATTAGTCAGCAAGACGTTTCTGAAACCAAGTCGCGCCCATGAAAAGACGGGAGGCACAGGAATGACCGTCCCAAAGAAGCCCGCACACCCGCCAGCGCCCGAGCGGCTGAGCGCAGAGGCAAAAAGCTGGTGGGCGAAGATCGTCAGCGAGTACGACCTGGATGACGCTTCGTTGCTCATTCTGGAGTCGGCCCTTGAGTCGTTCGACCGGATGCGGCAGGCGCAGGCGCTGCTGAAGAAGGAAGGCATCGTCGTCAAGGACCGGTTCGGCCAGCCCAAACAACACCCGGCGACGCTGATCGAGCGGGACAGCAAGGCCATGCTGCTCCGTCAGGTCAAAGCTTTGGGGCTCGACCTGGAGCCCCTGAACGACATGCCGGGCCGGCCGCCCGGGTCACTGAACCGAAAGTGAGGCGACCGTGCCGACGAACCGACGGAGGCGATCCCATCGGAGACGCGATGGCGTAGCCAAGCTGGACGACGACCAGAGGCAGGAGCTGTTGACCGGCCGGCCCTTCGTCGCCGGCGCCGAGTTCGAGTCCGACGACCTGATGCGCGAGGCGTGGGACCTGCACCGCGAGGAACTGCTGGGGGAGTGCATCGAGCGGTTCCCGGGCCGGAGGCCGTTCGCGTGGTGGCTATTCGAGGGCGTGCCGGCCTACGGGGAGAGGCCCGTCAACAGCGACACCTACGCCGATGACGCCGCCCAGATGATCGACTCACAGCGCGTCCGCGGCATCCTGCACACCCGAATCTTTCCGGCGCTGCAGGAGGACGAGACGGAGTTCCTACGCCGGCACGACGTGCTGACGGCTGAGGAGTTAGAACGACTGGACGGAGGCGATACGGGGGAATTGTGGTGAGAATCGCCAACTGCTATTGCCCCCGAAAACTTCTGGGCCGGAGAGTGACTGTAGTGACTGCGAATTGACACCCCTCAAGGGGCGACACATGGCCCGGAACCCGTTCGGAATCACAGTGCTGGCCGCCCGCCTCGGCGGCATCTCGACATCTTCGCTGCGCCGCAAACTCGACAGGCTTGAAACGGCGGGACTGTTCGTCCCCAAGCGGTTCGGGCCGAGCCGCGTTTTCTGTGATACCGACGTGCCCGAGATCCGCCAGGCCCTCGCCAAGCTGCACGACGCGCCCACCCCGGCCGCGGCCGCGGCCGCGGCGGGCTGACCCTCACCCCTCACCCCTCTCTCCTTTCACGGAGCCCCCACCCCATGTCCCGACTGAATCACACCGCCGACGTGACCGTGGACCTGAAGCTTGACCCAGCCTACCGCGCGGCCAGCGAGCGCGCCGCCGAGCTGCACCTACAGCTCAAGCGCGAGCACGAACTGCGGGAGGCGCTGCGGGCCGACCTGCGCCTGACCCGGCAGGCCCTGCGGAACGCCCTCGACAAGGCCGCGGAGGATGTCATCAACGGCGACCTGACCAAGCCGATCGAGATCCCTTCCGTGGCCGGGCTGGAGCGGCGGCTCGGCGAATCCGAGCAGCGCACCGAGGTGCTCGATCACGCGATCAAGCTTCTGAACGAGCGGCTGTACTACCACCTGCGCGGCAAGGCGTCGCTCGCCGCGTACGAGCGGCTCGCCGGCCGTCACCGGGAGATCGTTGAGCAGGCGCGGGAAGCGGCCATCACGCTGACGGCGGCCCTGGACGGCCTGCACAGTTTTCACGTCGCCTTTGAAGACGCCGGCGCGATCTTCCCCGCGGCGGACCTCCGGTGGCAGGGCGTGTACGACCCGGACAACCTGTCATCCCCGATGGCGTACTGGCTGCGCGCGGCGGACGGGTTCCTCGCTCCTCCGACCGACACGCCGGCCCTGGCCTCCGAGGCGCCCGCCGTTACGAAGCCGCGCCGACACCCTCGCCCGGCCCCGACCGCCCCGCCGACCGCTGGCGAACTGGTCGCCGAGTGAGGCCCGGCCGTCCCATCTTCACACGGAGTCCCGCCTATGCCCGCGACTGAATCCGGTCACCAACCGAACCGCATCTACATCGACCAGGCCGGCAACCTGCACATCAATGGCAGCGTCCTTTTCGCCGATGAGCTGGGCACTCAGATAACCGGGACGGCGATAGCCGTTCTGACCGGCCGGCCGGCCTCCGTCACTATCACGCCGGCGGCCGGCGGGGCGAACGTGAGCCTTGTCACGATTCAGGTGAAGGACTCCGACGGCAACAACATCACCTCGGCCGTCGTCCTGGAAGTCTGGCTGTCCGACGCCGCCACCGGCGCGGGCGAGACCGGGACGACGGCGAGCGGGGCCGTGGCCGCCGGGGCGAGCGGGACCGACCTGCTCACGATCACCAGCAAGAAGCGGCTGCGGGTGCTGACCAGCGCGACCGGCGCGTACATCCTCTCGATCACGGACACCGGCAAGACGGGGTTCTACGTCGCCGTTCAGCGCGGGGAGAAGCTCTCCGTTTCGGCGCAGCTCACGGCCGGCAACTACGGCTGACCATAACGGGGATTCACAAATGCCGCCCGCAGTCGAATATCGCCACGTCGCACCGAACGGCCGCCTGCGCGTCGAGCGGCGCGCCGACGGCAAGCCGGTCATCGTCGGCTACGCCGCCTGCTTCCACCGGCAGGGCGACCCGGGGACGGAGTACAACCTGTACGACGATGTTGTAGAGCGCATCCTGCCCGGCTGCTTTGACCGCGCGATTCGTGAGAAGCAGGACGTGCGCGGCTGCTACAACCACGACGCCAACGCCATCCTCGGCCGGACCCGCGCCGGCACCATGCGTCTCTCCGTGGACTCGACCGGCCTGCGCTACGAAATCGACCCGCCCGACACCCAGACGGCGCGCGACCTGATGGAGAGCATCAAGCGCGGTGATGTGACCGGCAGCTCGTTCGCGTTCCAGCCGGCCCCGGGCGGCGTGAAGACGAGCCGGATCGGCGACGTGATGGTGCGCGAGCTGGCCGACGTGGACCTGTTCGACGTAGGCCCGGTCGTCTACCCGGCCTACGCGGCGACCTCGGCGGCGCTCCGCGCGGCAGCCCAGAGGGCCGCACTGCCTCGCCGCGTGCGGGCCGTGCTGGACCAGGCCGAGGCCCGGGCGCGGTGCGTCGCACTGGATTTGTCATGAGCGCATTCGGACGACTCACCGGCAGTGGGATCATCGCTCCGTACTGGCAGCGCTCCACCGCCGAGCGCGGATGCCTCATCGAGGCGATCCACCCCGGGGCGTTCACGCGGGCGCTGGAGGCCGCCCGCTCCACCCCGATTCGGTTCGAGCTGGATCACGACGACGCGCAGGTATTCGGCCAGTGGCCGGACCAGCGTGGGCGGTTTGAGCTCTACGAAGACGCCAGCGGCCTCCGCTACGAAATCGACCTCCGCGGCGACGACCTCGACAACCCGGCCGCGCGCAGGCTCTGTGAGGCGGTCCGGGCCGGCCGGTTCCGGGGCTGCTCGACCGGCTACCCGCTCGGCTCACGGGTCACGGGCCTGTTCGGCGAGACTCGGCTGGTGCGGGCCGTGCCGCGGCTGAACGAGGTTAGCTTCCTGATCGGGCTGATGACGCCGCACTTCGACACCCGGGCGGCCTGCCATCTGGTCGCGTACTGAGGCACGACTCGGAGGGCTCACAGTGATGCGATCCCTCACCATCCGCGGCCGGGTCGCGCCCTACGGGATGCGAGTCATGGCCCGGTGCGGCCACCAGCTCCGGGCCGAGCACGGGGCGTTCCGGCCGGCGGTCGAACGGGCGACGACTGTAGCGCCGGTGCCCTTTGTGATTGACCATGATTTTGCCCGGCGGCTCGGGGCGTTCCCGGATTGGGGCCGGAGGTTTGTGATTGAGGCCGACCGCGACGGCCTGAACGTTGAACTCGACCTCTGCTCCTCCGACCTGGCACTGAGCGCACACGCGCGGGCGTTGTGGTGGGCGGTCCGTGAGGGGAGATTCGCGGGGTGCTCATTCCACCTGCCGGACGATGCCCGCTGGGGGTGGGACGGGCGGATGATGACGTTGGAGTTTGTGCCGTCGCTCTTGGAGTTGTCGTTCCTGATCGATTGCGTGCCGGTTTATCCCAACCGCGAGTTGATGTCGGCATGGGCCGACTGACCATTCACACCCGTCTCACAGGGAGGCCCGACCGTGCCCGACACCACAATCGGCAACCTGGCGGTCATCCTGTCGGCCAACGCGAACCAGCTCAAGGCTGACCTCGGCGCGGCCAGCAAAATGTTGGAGGGTTTCGCCGACGGCGCGTCCGGCAAACTCAAGTCGATGCGCGCCGGTTCGGAGTGGGCGGGCGCGTTCGCGCGTGGGGCCGAGAAGGGCTTGAAGCAGCTCGCCGGCGGCAAGAACCCCATCGACATCCTTTATGGCGGTGCGAAGGGCGGCATCAGCAGCGCGCTCGGCTCCATCCCCGTCGCGGGCGGGGCGCTTCAGTCCATGTTCGAAGGTGGCCTCGGCGCGGCTGAGGCGGTTTTCAATAAGGTGTCAACATATTGGGACAAAGCGAACGAACTGAGGAAGGACTCACGCCGGCTCTCGGTTGAGAGTGGCGATTTGTCGGCGATTATGGCGTTGCCAGGCGGCAACTCCGAGGGGCGCGTCGAGGGTATCCGCCACTTTAAGACCTTGCTCGGCGAGGCCGCGGCCGGCAGTGAAGAGGCGCGCAAGAAGTTCACGAAGCTGGGCGTGGACGTGCGCGACCTGATGGGCAAGCCGCTCCAAGTGCAGTTGGAGAAGACGGCCGAAAAGTTTAAGCAGCTTAACAGCGCCGAACTCCAGGCCGCCAGCGCTCACGACCTCTTCGGCAGGCGTGGCAACACGATGACTAACATTCTGGCACAGGGCAGCGACTCCATCAAAAAGCAGATGGCCGAGGCCCTCGCCAGCGGCCGCGCCCTCACGACGGCTGAAATCGACATGATGACGAATACCGACCTCGCCATCAAGAAGGTCGGCAAGTCGTGGGATGCGATTTGGCAGC